CTACTTGAACCCCAACCAGACTCTAATGCCGCTTGACCTATAATCATTTCAAATGGCACTCTCTTACTATGTGGTAAAGTAAAGTTTATATAGTCAATACATTTATGCATTGCTCTCACAAACTGAACATTATTTGTATATTCCATACTAGGTTCTGTTAGTTCCATCTTCTTTACTTTAATAAGATAATCGTTTTCTGCGATTTTAAATATTTTCTGTTCTGCATATTGATTAGGTTTAAAAGTACCATAACCATATGCTGCCAATATGATAGCAGAACATAGAAAAACTACCTTGGTCCAATACCAAGATTTATCTATTAGATTATCCCAATTAACTTTCTTCATTATTTTTTGATTGCTATATATTCGTAACCAGTCCACTCAACGCCATCTGCGTCTGTAAAACTAGGTACTTTCTTTTGAAATAAATGTACTTGGTTGTGCATCTTTTCCATAGCATTAAATATTTTGATTGATTGTTTTTCTGTAAAATTATCTAATACATCTTTTCTAAAATTACCTAGATAATAAACTTTTTTTGTGCCACTTGGATTACTTGGTTTGATTAATTGTTCTAAATTAACTCTTGCCTCACCAATACGACCTCTTAAATAGGGGTCTAACTCTTTACCACTTCTCACTTCACTCATAATATATCCTTCTATAGGTCTAAACCTATTTTGTTTAATTTAGGCCTAAAACTATAAAATAGTTTGTTATGATTCCCAGTATCACCTACGTTGGCCATTTGGTATAGGTGTACCATTTCGTGTCCTAAAGTGTCCACGAATTCTTTTTTGTTATGATAATAAGGTAGCATTTCTAAATAATAAACTCTGGTACCTTTTCTTTTCCATTCCCAAGCAATAACTTGTCCATAACAATATTTTTTAGAAGCTGCCTCTGAATAAATCTTTTTAATTAAGATTTCATTGAAAGGTGACAACAGATTACTGAATACAGCTTTGTTAATCATCTTAAAATACTTCTTAATATCTTTGTAAGTAGTCTTATATTTACGATTACTTACAAGCTCTCGTTTTAATACTTTTTTAGTCACTAGTGTTTGTTTTGACATTCTTTATCCCCAATTTTAGAATCTTTTAATAATAAGCATTTGTGTTTCTTATCAAGTTCAAGTCTCAATTGTGTCATTACAGAATCCATAATGTAAGGTAAATGTTTTTCAAGCGTGTAAGCCATTTGTAAAGCAAATGTATGAGCCATCTTACTCATTTCTGCCTCTAACAATTTCTGGTGGTCCATGTCGGTACCTTTAATTGTTTCTGATACAACATGACCAATCACGGCTGTGTTATACTCGTCTGCTTTAACTGAATTGGATAAGGCGTTTAAACCAAACCATAATACTGTTAAAAATACTATTACTTTTTTCATTATATATTCCTCACTTTCATATTTATATAATAACATAAAATAGAGGGATTGTCAACAAGTATTTTGCGTGGTTTTATAGGGATTTGGGAGGAACAAAGGGTGAACAACAAGTGTCGCACCCTTTGATTCGTATGTTTTATTCAGCAGGTTTCGCAAATTCAGCATTCCAATTGAATGCCTCTTTTACAACTTCTGATGTAAGACCTTTGTATGTCTTATTTAAAGTTCCATTCTTTACATCAATTAAAACCGCTGCTTCTTTATAATGCAACCCTTCTAATATTTGTATGAATAGTGTTTCTTTTTTTATTTTGTTAAGTTGGTTATTACCACCTTTTACAAAGTTATATAATCTTCTGCTTTCGTTCTCTAACCAAGTATGTTGAGTTCCTTCTGGCACTTCGTTTTTTATAAACGGTGGTATTCCAGGAGGTAAATCCCATTGTATCTTTGGATCAAAGGCACCTTTTAAGATCATTCTCATTGCTTGTGTATCGTTTCTCTTTAACACAGCGATCTTGTCTGCCTTTACTTTAGCATTATTAACTTTGGTAAAGATTTCACTCATTAACTCTTTACCAGAACCTGCAGTAGATGCCATTGCTGTCATAGACGCCGGTGATATTAAGTTAGGGTTTCTTGCTCTTTCTTCAGCCATTTGTTTTCTCCATATATATGTTATCAAAAATCATTAATGTTTTCAATCAATGCTTTTAGCTTATTATCTATAAAGTATTGCAACAGTAGCGATCTGCTATTATCTTTATAGTTCTTGTAGTTATTTATAATACTTGTTTTAATGTCTTCTGGTATCATAGATAAATCTATTAATGTTTTATTACGTTCAAAGTTCTTTCTTGTTTGACTGCCCAGAGGTATGTTATCTGTATCTGACCACTCTTCCAATCTTTTTTTGTTGATAGGTTTCTGTCTCTCGTCTGTCAAAAATATATTATCATCGCTTAATATATTAGGAACACCATCTGATCTATCACCTTTGATAATCTGTTCTCTTAAAAATGTTTCTGAATTTACATTCTCACCCATAAAACTTTTTAACATAGGACTATATTGATATACGTCTCCATAGTGTTGCAGTTGAACAAAGTCTTTGTCACCAGATACGATTAAATACTTGTCTTCTTCTCTCATAGCGACTAGTGTGGCAATGATATCGTCTGCTTCACATCTTTCCACATGTAATATTTTGTATGGCATATTCTTTGTAAGTTCTTCTCTTATCTCACTCATAATACCAAAGACACCTTTCCAATCAATCTTACTTTCAGTTCTATTCTTTCTACGTGAAGCTTTGTATTGTGGAAATATATCTCTACGCCATGGATCAGCAGCATCAGCAGCACATACTAACGTGCCAAACTCATCTTTAAACTTCATATTAAATGCTCTAATTGTATTTAAGATAGAGTGTCTTACTGCGTCTTTATTTGGTAACTCTGATATATCCCCTTTACTTTGGGCCATCAGATTTGAAATCATTATTTGGTTTAAATCTATTATAATCATTATTGTAGCACTCCTATATCATCTGACATTTTAGACCAATCTCTACATATGTCCATTACTCGTTTTCTAAATTTAAAGTTAATAAATTTATCATCAATTAGGGTTTCAAATAATTTGTCCACACCAGCACCTAACTGTAAGTTGATATGTTTCTTAAATTTAAATTTTTTAAATTCTTCAAATGCAGTAACCACATGATGTTTTTGAAATGGTTTGTTTACTTCTTCCCATGTCATGTTATAGAAAAAGTCCTTGACAGGAAGAGATAGATATGGTGTAATCAATTGTTTCTTATTGTTTCTGGCAACCAATTCATGCCATAGATAACCTGCTTGATTGTTTATGTCAAAATAGTTATCTCTAAACTCATCAAATTTTTCTTTTGATTTACCTGGACCATAATGTATCATAGCCTTTTTAGATATACCATAGTAACCATCAGCAGCCCAACCACTTAATACAACATCTTCCTCAATCTCTGGATACACATATAAAAATGGAAAACAACATTCAAAATGTGTTTTCTTTTTACATCTTACTTCTTTTACTAATCTTTGAAAATCGTTCTGTAAATTGTGTGTAGGTACTTCTATAACATGAATACCCCAACCCATAAGTTTGGCCACTTCAGCGGCCTTTGTAGCGTCATATGATGGCTGATCTTGTAGATGAAACGTATATGCAGTTATCTTCTTACCCATTCTATGAGCAGCGAATGCAACTGATAAACTATCAACACCACCTGATAATAAAACAGCAACATTATTATCCATTGTCTGTTGTTCAATCTGATCAATTATTAATTTATCTATCATAATTTTTTGTAATACTTATAAAATTCCATCAACCGGACTTTTTTCTTTTTCTTCTTCTTTTTTAATTGATTGTTGATTTTTATTATAGATATACAAACCTATACATAAAATTGTTAGTGTAAAACTAACACTCAAAAAAAGAAATAATAATCCGTGTTGTAAGTCCATAATAAGAAAGGGCGCCGAAGCGCCCCATCTAGCTTTCTAACTACGCATCAAGTGCGATTAGGTCTGCTTTCTTTACAGAAACAGTGTGGTTGTCATACTTGAACGGAGTTCCGTATAACGCTTTGATACCAGCAGCGATGATAGCTCTTGTTGGAGTTCCCATTCTGTAGTATTTTTTTCCACCAACTCTGTTACCATAGATCATGTGACCTTCAGCTCTAAGCGTGTCAATCATTGATCTTGGAGACTCTAAATCAAAGTTCTTTTGAATTGAAGTCCAAGCAACATTACCACCTTTTGATAGTAAGTTAAGTAGTTTTTGTTTTTTAGATAAAGATTTTCTACCTCTAGTTTCTGTAGCAACAGTTCTTTTTACTGTTTTTACTTTTACTAGCTCGTCTTTACCAAACAAGTTTTTTATTGTGTTTAACATATTAATATACTCCTATATATTTTCAGTTGTTAGTTTAACTATTTTACAACCTGTGAAGGCGATTCTTAGCGAATTCATTTGTCAAGGTCCTCATCTGGCGCCAACCAATCTGGGCCATCTTTTAATTCTTCTCGGATCTCTGGATTTAAAGGCACTGTCTTAACACCTTTTTGGAATATGTCGTAGTTTATTCTCGCACTTTGAGTGCCGTTTTTTAATACTTTTAGTTCTACCATCTTCTCTGCTAATACTTGTGACGGGTGTTTCATATTAAAGTCTCTGTATATCAAACCTCTCATTGTATCAACTAACATAGCCAAGTCTTTTGTAAACTCACCTCGTTCTGTTTTGATACCCATATTATAAAAACTTTTCAATAAATTCATACTCATATCATCAACGCTTGTCTCTACAAACTCTTTGGTTTGTTGTTTAGCAAGTTCGTCTAAAAACTTTTGATCTTTCTTACTAGGTAGTTTTTTACCAGCAGTTGATCTCTCCACAATTTTATTTTGTGGAAATAATATAATATTATCTTTTGTCAATCTTCTCACCCTTAAAATTTACTAAACCTTTATCGGCAAAGTATTCTACTAATTGATTGTAACCACCGACTAACTTATCGTCAATCTTAACTTGTGGCATTGTTCTAACCTGTTTACCAATATCTTCTATTAGTTTAACAGGATCAGAACCAAAGTCTTTCTCTAAAGACTTTTCTTCGTATTCAAGGCCAAGCGTCTTAACAAGGTGCTTCGCCTTGGTACAGAACTGACAGTTATTTTTACTGTAAATTACTATCTTCATTTGATGTTTCCTCTAACTTTTGAAACGCAATCTGAGCTTTTGATTTTACATTGTAAGCATCAACAGCTTCTGATATTGTAAAGTTATACATTTTGTTATAATCACCCATTGGTAATCTTAACCCAATCCACACTCTGTAATAACCATTTTTAGTCATAGTTATATCTTTAGCAAAGATTTCATAACCTCTTACTGGTGTCTTTGTAATTAAATTTACAATTGTAGATTCAACTTCTGACACAGTAGTCTTGTTATGTTGTTTGCCAAGTTCAGTAATGAATATTTTTGAAGACTTATTCATTTCACCTTTGATAATATCAGCCATTTCTGCTTTCGCAACCATCATGCCTTTCTCTATCGCAAGTTGTAAGTCTGGAGATACCGCAGTACCAACACCAAAGATACACATTCTATCTTTGTCTTTACCAAACGTAGGCGTGTCACACGCTTTCTTATCAGAAAAGTCATTAACATACCATTTCGGTACCTCATTTAATACTTTAGACTTCTCTGTCTTAATCTTATATTGAGACGCACAATTGGTCATCAACAAAGATAGGGTCATTATACCCATTATTTTTACATATTTGTTCATATTATTTAACCTCACTTTTTACATTATATACTAGTTCTTGCGCTTTGTCAAGTGCTAAAGCTATATGATCTAAAAACTCAGCCCCTGTCATACCTGTCACAACAACTATAACTAATGAGATTATGATTATATTTTTTATCATCTTATCTCCCATTCACCATTTATTTTTAAACATACTTTTCCTGGTGTTTTAAAGGCATGTTTGTTCCGACTATATCTTCGGCAGTATTCTGGTTGTGCCATATCAGTATAGTAAAACTCAGCGAATAGTTCCCAATAAGTTGGTCCATCGACTCGTTTTCTACCATCTGCACACTCCAAAATTTCTTCCTTGATAAGTTGATTATCACTCTCTTTGATAATAACTTTTACGTAACAATACTGATCAGCCGCATTCTTTGGTTTCACAGTTGTTATCTTATTCCAATAAACCTTGTCTTCTTCTTTTTCTATTTGTTCTATCTTATCTAATATCTCTATAACTTTTACATTATCTGAAGGATATGTCGTTCCTGACAAGTCGCCATTCTCATTACCAAACGCATACTTACTGAAGAGTATTAAAACGATTGTGTAAAACATTAATTTGTTCATTGCAACTATATTCATTATTGACCTTTCCATTCTACCCATCTGCCATCTGGCATTTGACAAGTTATTCCAAAAATTGTATTTCTATTGACACCACCAACACCTACAAGAGGCCATCTGTTAGATATATCAACAGTCGCACTATAATCTTTACATTTGATAGGACCCTTATTATATGATCTTGTCGTATGTATGATACCACTATTACCTGTCTTTTGATTAAACCAATTGGTGTAACTACTTGTAGATTTACCATGGTTTAAATGATCTACAAACGTAGCATTATGGACATCATAATCTGAATTATACATAACCTCTGCGCCAGTAAATGCACCAACAACAGCGCAACCAGCAATCGCATATGGATCATTGATTCCCATTGATACACAAGCGCCAGTGGTAGTTACAGCACCTAGTGTTGCGCCTACATTTGATCTTGTCGCTTGACAATTAGTTACTAATAAACTAACCAATAGTAATAATATTATTCTCATCAGTAGTTACTCCTAACTTTGTTAATGTATCATTAATCTCATATAATTCATCTTCGTGGAATCTATTATGTTTCCATTCTAATGTTTCTTCTAAATTCTTTTTCTGTATTAGAAGATTTTGTATTTGTATATTTTTATCTGTCATATGGTTTAACATCTTTAGCAATTAATAAACAAGTTGATTGAATATCATCAATTAACTCGGCAACCTGAGCATCACGCTCAGGCGTCTTTGGATTATTGTATTTAAGATTATAGAGTCTATCACTTGTTTTTTTGACACCATCAATCTTTAAACAGAAATCACTAATCTTGTGTAACATTATTATTACCAACTTTCCATATAAAGTTTTTTAATTTAGTCCAAGTTCCAATTACCTGTTCATTGCCTTCTTGCCATTGTGTCTTTTGGTATTCTTTTACCTCAACCCATTCACTAACAATAAAGTTTTTTACTTTTGTGTCAATTGTCTCATTCGCAGTCGCACTTGTAGTAAATAATACTAGTGCAATTATCATTATATATTTGTTCATACTTTTTTTCCCATTGTTTTAAAGTCTTTTACATCAACTATCATGTAAGGACCTTTGTTATACGCAACACTAATTGTTTTGCCTTCTGGTATAGTGCTCGTGTATTGTCTTTTGTAAGTGTTACCAGAAATTCTATCACTCGTTGGTAGTGATGGTCTACAATTATAACTTGGCATCGGTGTGCCATGTCTCTGTTGTAGAATTACACCACTATCAATATCAATCATAATACCTAACGATCTTATGTATTGATTATGCGTCTTGTTTAGTTTTTCTAACTTCTTTTTTTTCACCATTTTCATAAATAAAAAACTCTAGTTCTTCTTGTGCTTTTTTCTCAGCGTAAGTCATACCGAAAACTCTCATATATGTTGCGTCTCTCGGATTAGGAGCGGACCAATCATCAATCAAGTTCTGTAGTTGATCTGGTTTGATAGATAAGTTATTAAAGTTCTTAGGTACTTGTATCATATCTTCTTTTAGAGCGGTAAGATAAGCGATTCTATGTGAATAGGTCTCTTTCTTCTTACTTTGATCTTTTTTAGTAACGTCTTTAAACTCTAAAAACAATTGTTCTTTAGTGTATAAGTAACTCATATATTTTTGTCCTTTGTTAGTGTTAATAAGTCTTTATTATAACAGGAATTGATTCAAATGTCAACCCCTTAAAAATCGTTGATTTTACTTGGTTTTGTGCCGCTGAGCGACACGCTGACAAGGATTTCACACCCGATTCGAGGGTTATTACACCCCTAAAATGCGCCATTATAGACCCAAAGCCTTTGTTATTTGTTCTTCACTTGTGGGTAATGGTTTACCACTTCTTAACCAATCAACCATTTGTTCCATGTAGAATGCCTCATCTTCTTTGCCTTCATCATGTAATAACTTTGCTGCTGTCTTAAAGAATTTGAAGACTTGCATATCTCCATTTCTATCTAATTTCTTTTCTATCTTAGCCGGTCTTTGATTACTCATTTGTAAACCTATCATTTAGTCCTGTTGAAAGTTCACCTAACTCGTCATTTCTACAAGCATATATTAATACTTTTCTTTTTTCTTCTTTAAGTTTTTTAAACATCTTTACAGCATCTTTGTAAGTATCGAAATAATGTCTTTTCCAATTACCAACACCAGTATATTCATTGACTTTGTAATACTCTATCTTTTGTAATACAAACTCTTCCCTCTTATTTCTTAATGTCGTTGGTCCAAATGGCATTATAAACCTACCATGTGTTTTAATAATCCTAAACCTAGTAAGAAAACACCAATACTGTTTAATACAATCAATGCTCTATCATGCCAAAGTATACCTACCCATAACCAACCAGCAACACCAATCATTTGAACTGCCAGATTGTATGGAAATAAATTGACTGCGTGTAGCATCCAACCAGCGATAACAAAAACCACTGATACCCATTTAACATACCAAGATAAACCACTCTTTGGTGTGATCTTCTTATATACTCTAGTTGAGTTTAATTTCTTAATCTTATCATCTAATTTTTGATAAGGTCTATCAGCGTGGTTAAATTCTTCATCATTTCTATACATTCATATACCTCATTAGTTTTGTCCATAGACTTACTTTTTGTTTTTGTTTCTTTAAATCGTTCTTAACTTCAATCATTAAGTTAGTAATTGGTTCGCCTTTTTGAAAGTTAGGAAACCCCATATCATTTAACATAGCAACTTGATTGTATGCATCTGATATTGTTTTCTTATTAACAGTGATTGTTACAGTTTTCATTTTATACTTTTTCTGTGACTTGCTACGTTGTTTAAAAATACTTGTATCAACCTTGATACATCTACTGTTTCCTCTTTTAAAGTATTAGGGTTAATAAAGATAACTCTACTATCATTTACTTTTAATGCTTTGTGTTCTACTTTATCATCAACTACAACAGCACTATCTGTATGTTTTCTCCAATCGTGTGAACTGTAATCTTCTTTAG